AATTATGGGAATTGTTTCACAAAAAAAGTTTTTAAATGAAGAAGAATTAAAACATTTAAAAGAAATTCAACTAAAAACACAATTAATAATATTAGAATTAGGGGAAATTGAAATGTTTAAAATCCAATTGGAAGATAGATATAAAGAATCTAAAAAGCTTTTAAATGAACTTAAAGAAATTGAAATAAATTTTTCAAAAACTTTAAATGATAAATATGGTAAGATCAATTTACACCCTGAAACTGGTGAGATCATTAATATAGATTAACCAATTTATTTTTATTATATTTATAATAAAATAATTTATTACAATGGCAGAAACAATTATATCACCCGGTGTATTATCTATAGAAAATGATCAATCATTTATTACCCAACAACCAACAACCGCGGGTGCAGCTATTATAGGTCCAACACCTAAAGGCCCAGTAGGTATTCCTAATATATGTACAACATTTTCAGATTATACAAATAGATATGGAACTACTTTTTTAAGTGGTAGCAATACATATACATATTTTACCTCTATTGCAGCATATAATTATTTTTTATCTGCTCCACAAGGATCATCTTTATTAGTTACTCGTGTAGTTAGTGGAAGTAACTCAACTTTTTCTCCTGCAACATCCTCTTTTATTTCAGCATCTCAACATAGTGCTGGTTCTCCTTATAATTCTGATGTTTTTATTTTAGAAACATTTTCAGAAGGAGAAATTATGAATAGTACTGGCCCTACTGGAAGTTTTAATACTTTATTAAGTGGTTCATCAAATAATTTTAGATGGCAAATAACAAATCCAAATATAAATCAAGGAACCTTTAATTTAGTAATTAGACAAGGTAATGATTCCTCAATTCAACAATCTATTATAGAAACCTGGGGTCCATTATCCCTAGATCCATATAGTCCAAATTATATTGAAAAAAGAATTGGTAACCAAACCGAAACTATAGCTGTAGATAATGGCGAATATTATACCCAAATATCGGGAAGTTATCCAAATAAATCGGCATATGTTCGTGTTAAACAAGTAAATCAAACTACTCCAAATTATTTTAATAACCTTGGAGCCTTTAAACCAGAATTTACAGGGTCTATCCCAATAGCTTCTAGTGGATCCTTTGGTGATGGCAAAGGAATTAATACCCCAACAGGTATTCCTGGAAATTATTATGAAAGTATTACTGATTTAAATATTCAAGGCTTAAGTCCTTTTGATTATACAGAATCAATTGCTTTATTAGCAAATAAAGATGCTTACAATTATAATCTATTAGTAGCTCCTGGATTAATTGCTGATCCTTCTTCATTTCCAAATAGTAATAACGTAGTTAAACAAATGATAAATGTTGCTCAAAATAGAGGAGATAATTTAGTAGTAATTGACATAGCAAAATATAATGAAAATATAAATCAGGTTATATCAAACGTTCAAGATAAAGATACTTCATATGCGGCAACATATTGGCCTTGGGTAAGTGCAATTGATCCGTCTACATCTAATCTAGTAAATATCCCTATATCTACATTAATACCGGGAGTATATGGGCAAAATGATAAAATAAAATACCCATGGTTTGCCCCCGCAGGTTTAAGTCGTGGGGTATTAACAACAGCAATTCAAGCTGAAAGGGTATTAACCCAAGGAAATAGAGATCAATTATATCAAGTTAATATTAACCCAATTGCATCTTTACCTACCCCACAAGGTCAAAAAATAATAGTATTTGGACAAAAAACTTTACAAAAAAGACAATCTGCTCTTGATCGTGTAAATGTAAGACGTTTATTAATTGCTTTAAAAAGCTATATTTCACAAATATCTAATTCTTTTATATTTGAACAAAACAATACAGCTACTAGAAATAACTTTTTATCATTAGTAAATCCTTATTTAGCTATAGTTCAAGAACAAGAAGGTTTAAATGCTTTTCAAATAATAATGGATGAGACAAATAATCCACCATCTGTAGTAGATAATAACCAATTAGTTGGGCAAATTTATTTACAACCTACTAGAACCGCTGAATTTATATTACTAGATTTTAATATACTTCCTACAGGAGCAACATTTCCATAATAATAATACATTTTAGAAAAAAAATTAATATTTATAATAAAAATATAAAATGGCAAACTTCACAACTTCACCAGGAGTAGCAATAAGCGAAATAGACAACACATTCTTAACAGGACAACCTGTACAAGCGGGTGCTGCTATCATAGGTCCAACAGTAAAAGGTCCATATGAAACCCCAACATTAGTAACTTCATATTCTGATTTTACAACGATGTTTGGAGATACTTTTATAAGTGGGGGTAATTCATTCTCATACCTTACTTCAATTGCAGCATTTAATTACTTTAATTATGGAGGAACTTCATTATTAGTAGCTAGAGTAGCAAGTGGATCTTATAGCGAAGCTTCAAGTTCAATAACCTCAGGAATTGGACTAACTGCAGCAAATACAATACTTAATTTAACAAATGCATCGATAATAGCATTTACTGCTTCTTTTAACGGAGTAGATGTAATTCTTTCAGGTTCATCTGTTTTAGATGTATTTAATAACGCTACATCTTCAGTTGTAATCCCAACAAACCCTAACTTTTATACTAACACAACTATTAATAGTAGTGCTTCATTTTCTACTCCTAATATGATTATATCTTCCTCTATTTTAGGAATAACAGGAAATTCATATTATTACACTTCAGGAAGTAATACTATTTTTTATACTGGAGGTACTAATGCTGTTTCTTTTACTTTAGGAACTATTTCTGAAGGAATAATTATGAATAGCTCAAGTTCATTAGATACATCTGGAGCTTTAACTTCAGGATCTTCAGATAATGTTAGATTTGAAATTACAAATTCAAACACAGGATCAGGCACATTTAATGTATTAATTAGAAGAGGAAATGATATTACAAATAGTAAAATAATACTTGAAGCTTTTAATAATGTTACTTTAGATCCTAACTCAAATCGTTACATTGCTAACGTAATTGGTGATCAAGTATTAAATTATGATTCTATAAATAACCAAATGCAATTATCTGGAAGTTTTCCAAACAAATCTAGATATGTATATGTTAAAGCAGTTAATTATAATACACCAAATTATTTCAACGCTAATGGAGTTGCAATAAATGCATATACCTCATCAATTCCTATTAATGGAAGCGGTTCATTTAGTGGTGCTGTTGGAACTGTTTTATCATCCTCAGCAATTAATTTTTATAATAATATCTCTGTACAAACTCAAGGTTTAGTAGGTAATGACTATAATAATATGATTGCTTTATTAGGAAACAGAGAAGCATATCAATTTAATGTTCTATTTACACCAGGATTAACAAATGATAATCATACCTCTCAAATAACTAATATTATTTCAAATACAATTTCAAGAGGAGATAATTTATTTGTACCTGATTTAGTAGATTATAATAGTACTGTAGGAGATGTTGTAGGAATGGCCCAATCAAGAAACACTTCATATGCTGCTTCATATTGGCCTTGGGTTCGCATTATAGACCCATCAACAGGAAAACAAGTATGGGTACCAGCTTCAACAGTAATCCCAGGTGTATATGCTTTTAATGATAAAGTATCAGCTCCATGGTTTGCACCAGCAGGTATTAATAGAGGTGGTTTATCTACAGTATTACAAGCTCAATATAAATTAACTCAAGGACAAAGAGATACACTATATGCTAATAATGTAAATCCAATTGCAACATTACCAAGACAAGGTGTTGTAGTATTTGGACAAAAAACATTACAAAAAGAACAATCTGCTCTTGATCGTGTAAATGTAAGACGTTTGATGATTGAATTGAAAAATTATGTTCGTCAAATTGCAGATACTGTAGTATTCGAACAAAATACATTAGCTACTAGAGCATCATTTGTTTCTAGAGTTAATCCATATTTAGAAGGAATTCAACAAAAACAAGGATTATATGCTTATAAAGTTGTTATGGATGATACAAATAATGGTCCTGCAGTAATTGATCAAAACCAATTAGTAGGTCAAATTTATATTCAACCAACTAGAACAGCAGAATTTATTTCCCTAGATTTTATCTTAACTCCAACAGGAACTGAATTTCCATCATAAAAAATAAAAAAGTGAATATTTATAATAAAACAATATAAAATAA